AACATTCTCGGTAAAAATGTATAGTTTCCTCCATCAGCATTCCGGTAGTATTCTGTCTCCAAATACATCTCATTATCTTTGATATCTTTGTTTACTTCTTCGTTGAATATTTGCTTGAATGCTATATCATTCATTGTGGGATTATTGGTCGCCATATTGATACCGTCTACATAAGGGTTTTCGTGTATAGATCCGGCGGTGGCGAGATCGGTCGAACGGAAAAAAATAGTTGGATATTGGTTATCATAACTAAAAGTCGTCGGGTTTTCACTTGCGGTTGCCGTCTGTTGAAATGAAACATTGACACCAATAGTTTGACCTTTGAACTCTATACTATTAGGATTTGCCGAACCTCTTTTGTTGATAAATGCAGACTTGACGGATACAGTATCACCAACATCTAGTTCAACAACTTTTCCCATTCTATTTGTGAAAATAGCATGGTTGTCTCCTTCAACACCACGCTGGACGGATTGCTCCCTATTACATTCGAGCAATGTTGTATGTTGAAAACTCATATTATAATATATAACATTATTTTTTCGTCAAGGGTAAAAACGAAAAAGCAATGGAAAAAAAAGCATAGGTAAATATAGAATATTTTGAGGGATTTACCCTTGACGGGATTTACATTTTTCACGATATCTTTTATCACATTCTCTTTTTGATCGCTTCCCTTTTTCAGACCGGGCGTATTTCATGTATATTTCCCTTTTTCTTTCTTCATCACAAAAAGCAAGGCGGTCGTTTAGAATTGTTTTATCCGAAGATTGTTGTATCAATTCATTCTCTTTTAATAATCTCTCATCAGCATCACACTCACATATCAACTCACATATCAACTTTGATATATTGTTCTCTTTTGCAACTTTATATATTCGTTGTACTGGTTTGTGTTTCAAATTGTGATTATGTCTCGATTGCCTACTTGATAGATATTTTTGTTTAGTAGAACCAAAATAGATATAATCACCGAACTCAATTTTATAAATCTTTACCATATTATCCTATTATTATATATCGTTTTTTCTTTATATCATTATGGTTTGTATGTTTTTAAATTGAATCTCTTTTTATAATCAGCAATACTGGATTTTAATGATTTACGATTCCAAAGCACATATCTACTGAGGGATCCGGAACTCTTGAAATCTTCCCAGTTCTCTCTTGCTTTATGTCTATCCAAATATCTTTGTTTCCTTTTCTCATCTCCGTGTATGGTGAAATCACTAGATCCTTTTGCTCCAAAATGTGTGGTCTTGATCTTCTTCTTTTTGTCGTCATAAAATATTGCTGTGAACTTCTTGGTTTTCATTGTCGACGGTTTAATAATCACGGATACCATATTACTTCTTCATAGATTTAAAATTGACTTTATATTTTTTCGTTATATCTGAATCAACCTTTCTTGCTGGTCCTCCGAGGAGGTATGAGTAAACTCGTGCATACGCCCATGATTGTGGAGTTTGATTAGGTCTAGAACCTGCGGAATAGAATGCTCCCTCTCCTTTCTTAAAAACTTCATCGATTGCTTTGAATGGGATCCCGGTTATTTTTGCTATATTTCTTTTAGAACGACCACCCTTCATTTCATCAAGTCTTTTACCGTAAATCTTGTTAAACTTTGTAGTCCACGATGATGTCTTAGATTTAAATGAAGTCTCGGGTCGTTTCTTTCCTTCAAATATAGATTTGATTTGTTTGGTTCTTTCATATCCTTTAAGTCCCTTGACATAATTCTCGGGTACCATTTTAGATTCACCTTTATAAGTGATTTTGACTTTAACGACCATTTATATATGTTATACATTATATTTTTATCCGGTATTTTTTATTATACGAAATATGTTTCCAAATGTCCGTCGCTGATAACCACATATCTTTTCACATCTAACCACACACGCTGGTTGTAAGTGGAAGCATCGAATGTTCCCGACATGTGTAGGTCAATTCCACGATTATCTATTCTTGTCGAGAGACCCTCAGTTCTGAATCCTTGATGGAAGAAAGCACCAACAAGTTCATCTGCCTGATCTCTACCTTCAAACGAATCTCGTTGGTCGTTGCTTAACGCTTCATCACCTTGACCCGAATACATAGCACGAGAAACAAATGGAACCATTCTTGCACTTTCCTTCAGATTGTGGAATTGCCGTGCTGGATTGGTGAGAGTCTGTGGATATAAGAACTCACTATTGATAAACAGATTGGTTGATAGTAAATGTCGGTCCGTCTTACCGGGACCAGTAAGAAGCGAAGGACTTTCTGCTGTGTATTTACCAAGAAGTTCAGTATCACCCAAATCATCTCTAGTCATAGCAAAGAAGACATTATCAACCATCATACCATTACCACCGACATTTCTCACATTGTTGACTGCCTGTGCCTCACTGACCGACTGTTTGGATAACAGATAATCTGTATAAGCAAATGTCAGACCCTTAGCAAACTCGCCCCGGAAACTATCCATAATTTTGTTATCATAACTCGTATAATCAGCGATGAACTTACACGACCGACGACTGATAGTGAACGAAGCGGGGGATGAATCTTCATCTTCTCTAGAAAGACAGAGACGATGTTTTGCTTCATCACTCCAAAACAGAACAACTTGGATTCTTTCATCGGGTAAGAGGAAAAGTGGTAATTGATTACCTGCACGACAATAGTTGAATAGATCGTGGAGTTTCAGTTGGAACTCGGGTTCTGCTTTATTCAGAATTGTGGGTTGTACCGATAGACCCTGATGAACTCCCGGAATATCATTCCTCTCCATACCATTACCGAGACCATAAGATTCTGCCGAAACATCAGAACCGACATTGTAATAGAGATCATAATCTACCGAACGACCAGTCAGATACTGCTCCCGTTCTTTATTGGTGCTATTATTCACAAATAACGACCGAAGCGATTGCAGGTGATTCCAATCATCAGTATCATTTATTACACGACCCGCCGTTGTCCTAAGCACTGCACGACGACATATCGAATGTATTCCGACGCCGACGAATGGGAAAGCACGGTCAACGGTTGAGTTGACATCTAGGGCAAGACTGATTGCCGAACCCGGATGTAAAAAACCTTTGGGTTGAAGTTCAAAAACACATTCAGATTGAGAGAAGGTCAGAGGTTCAAGGATATCCGATTCGACTTTCATTGCCGTGTTTGTATCCATAGACTTGATATTAAGGATGGATGGTTGACTGGAAGTATCACTTGGTGCTTTCGCTGTATCTCCGGCATCTTGCATCATATTTATAATTATATGAAACATTAAAAAATACTTGATTAAAAAATTAAAAAAATCAGTTCATGAGTTGAACCCCGTTTTCATTGTAGAGAATGGTTGATTCAGCATTCACGAACAAGAACAGAGACTGGGCGTTGCTAGAAGTCAGATCACATTCAATCGATACACCGAGAGGTTGAGACTTGAGATCAACTCCCGTGCCGTTGAGATAATTGTCATAATTACAACCTATTCCGAAGAATACACCACCATTCTGTACGAACTGATACGGGACACCTTGGTCTGTTGGAGTACCACCGGGAGTGGCGACCTTAGACACCCACCCACGATTAGCATTAGTCAATCCACCAAGATTGTGTCTGTTGAAATCATACTTGGAAACAGACTGAATATAATCTCTGAATAATACTGGATCATAGACTGGCGTTGTAGGAGTTTCTTTGACATTCGTATCCCGTGGGAACATCTTCGGGAAAATAGTACCGCCTCTCATTAGAGTCAGTTTGGTGATAGATGCTTGTGAACCATCGCTGTTGGTCGGGGGAAGAGTAGCAAACGAATCTGCTCCATAATTATTCAGTTTATTGGAAGCGATGAAATTGATAAACCACGATTTGACTTTGGTGAGACCGAGACTCATGCTGAGTTGCATATTGTTGGAGTTAGAGGTATCGTAGAACGAATGGATGGACTGGTAGGTGATAGCACCCTGCTTCTGTGAAAGGAGGCGAGAGAGTTGATCCGGAGGAGGAGTGATAACCGAACACACGAGGCGAACATCAGATAATTCGTAGAAACTCGTGAGGTAATCCGTGGTATTGGGGTCAAGAACTGAACTTGCCGGAAGGACCTGCATCGCCATTGAATCACTTTCAAGCATTATGGAAAGATTTATTGAACCAAGAGTATTTGCCGTCAGAGGAAGACTCTGACCCGAGTTTAACAATCCACAAATTAAGGGTACACAGAAAGACGACTTTTCTTCTTTACATACAACACTATCCTTGTGTGCTTCATAATTGGGAAGAGTTAAAGCAGATTCGGAGAGATGACCGAGACCATCTTCTAAACCGCCAGTAATGGAAAGATAAGAACTCAACCATCTGTTGTAATTCTTTTCATGACTGATTGTGGTTTGTGTCCTCCCGCTTCTCCAAATAAGAGACTGCATTACGGAGTAAACACCAATCTTGGAACTAATCGTCAGAGGGTCCGTATCAAGTGGGGCAACAGGAGGGGAAGCATCAGTCTTGAAGAATCTGATATCACCAACGAGGCGAACCGAACTAGGATCTAAAACGAAATTACCTTCGGGAATCGTGAAGTCAAGTTGAGAATATCCCTTCTTGAAAGCATACTTGTTGTCAGTGGACTTATTCGACGGAGCGAGTTCAAGATATCTAGATGTCATTTATAATCTTTGAAAGATTAAAAAACAAGGATAAAAAAAAATCAAAAGAAAAAACTTAATAATTTGAACCACCCGAAAACATAAAATACAATTGCTAACAAAACATAGCAATCACAATCATCCATATTATATCTTAGATAATTTCCGTCAAGGGTAAATCTCTCAAAAAGTTCAATAAAAAGAGTATGTGTTATATTGAATATTTTTCAACATTTACCCTTGACGGTTTTTAGGATAATGTCGATGAAGATGCTTCCACCAAACCTCCACCTCCTCCAATATTTGCTTGAACTGGTTGTGCTATTATTGTAGGTTTAGGAGGTGGCGGTGGTGGTGGCGGTGGTGCTTGTTTTTTGTGATGACCGAATAATTCACTGATATCACTTACAACACTCCCAACAACACCTAAACCAACACCGGCGACCGCAAGTAATGGGTCGCCCGTAGCAACACCAAGCAAGTCTGCAGTTGAACCAAGTTCATTCATGAAATTACCAACTTTATCGCCAGTATTATCACCATAAAAGAAACCATGTTTAGATTGCTCGTATATGTCAGAACCTAACATTCCGGCACTAAATAAAGCACCACCAACCTTGCCGACTTTACCCACAACCTTTCCTGCTTTCTCTCCAAGTGAACCTGCTTCTTCACCAGCAGATTCACCGACTTTGACATCATTAGCAACTTCTCCACCACTGTTCGATGATGCCTCCACAGTAGCATCACCTTCACTTGAACCCGCTTGATTGCTTTCCGGTTGTTCTGATTCACCTCCAGTTGATTGTCTTTGATTGGGAGTATCAGCAGATAAGTCAGTCATCTCAACTCCTTCGGGATTACCCACAGAACCCGATGGTGGTGGAGCAGAAGCAACAGATGACTTGACTGTATTATATACACCCGATCCTGCTTTACCTAAACGACCTCCGACATTGTTAGCAAATCGTACCGATCTAAGTTTTGAAACATCACCACCGCTGTTGATAAAGTTTCTATATTCACCGACTTTTTCACCAACAAGTCCGGCATATTCACCGACTTTCTCCTGAGCGTCCTTTTGTTTCTCCTTGATACTAGCAACACTTTCTTTGATACCAGTTTCAATTTTATTTTCTCTACCTAGTACTTCATCTCTGTATTGTGCTATGTTGTTGTTGTCTAGATCACGAATAGCACCCGCCCGTGCAACATCACCCTCTTCCTGAGCGTTCGCCATATCTATACCCGAACTGATACCAGCGTATTCACGAGATTCCCGAAACATATTTATAATAATATGAAACATAAAAAAATACTTATCAAAAAAACTATTATTTATCATTCAAATACTTCATCTTCATCTCCCGGTATTTTTCCTTTGTATAACATCTTATCTCCGATTCCGATTAGTTCTGAAAACCCCGAATAGAAATGTGCCGGGTTCTGCTGAGCGTCGATATAAAGAAAGTTGTATCGTTCCATCTGTGAAATCTTGTAATAATTCTCAAAGTTCTTCGGTGCTAAGTCGCTGTACTCCTCTTGAAGTTTTTCCCATTCCATGTTTGATTGCTGACGATATATCAAAATATCGGTAGCATTCGATCGGATCATATTACTAACAGCACGAGCAGACTGAACGAATATCATAATTGATAACTCATAATGTCTGAAGCGGGTGGCGAGAGAATTGATTGCATTACTTGAAGATTTCTTGAAATCACGAGAAATTATATCATCAAGAATAAGTAGTTGAGTCGGCATATCCTCACGATCATAGGACTTCTGTTTAGCAACTAAATCATCAATCATTTTGTTTTCGTAGTGATCTTCTAGTCGGAAAGCATCACCCATGAACTTATACATTTTTGGATCATTACCTGCTGTATTCGATATTACCAACACATCGTCCCAATAATCTGTTCCGTACATATCTTCTCGTCTCATCATATTGATTAAACTATTTGTTTTTCCGCTACGGACTGAACCATAACCAATCATCATGAATGGTGGTTGGGGAAGTATCGGGTTTACTTGCGGATACTTTCCTTTGTCTTCTAGGTCCTTGACCTTGTAGATTTTAAGACCTTTTGATGATTTGCCTTCCATTATATAATTATCAAGATAAAAAAATGAATGATTAAAACTTACATAATTTCCGTCAAGGGTAAATCTCTCAAAAAGTTTATAAAAAAGGGTATGTGTTATATTAAAGTTTTTCGGGGATTTACCCTTGACGGGTTTTTGATTAGAAACAATTTCCCCAATAATCATCAGAAGAATTATATGATGGTTTACTAGACACAACCCTCAATAGTTTCTGCCTTTCCTTCTCTTTATAACTTTCCTCTTGTTTTTGTTTTTGTTTTTCAATCTTCCGAGATTTTCTCAAAGTATCGTAGTCTTGAATTGCTTTCAATGAGAAAGTCTGCAAGTCTTCTTCCGTATATTTGTATTGTTTGGTCTGTACTGGTGTAGGTTCCGGAGGTGGTTTAGGTTTTGGTTTTGCTGGTTTAGGTTCAACCGGAGCAGGTAGAGATCGGTTTATTTCAACATTCCCGGCGATCTTATTTCCAATAACACTATTTCTCAAACTATCAAGTTCTTGATCTTGCTTCATTTTCTTCAAATCTTTGATCTCTTGTTTCTTTTTAGCATTTGCCCGTCGAACAACCAATGCTTTCTTCCTTGCCTCAGCAAGTTTCTGCTTTTGTTCTTCTGTCATAACTCGTTTCTTACGAACTTTTTTCACGGGTTGTGGTGCTGGTTCTTCAACAACCTTTTCAACAACCTTTTCAACAATAGGTTCTTCAACAATAGGTTCCTCCACTGGTTGAACTACTTCTTTCATCTTCATGGGTTCGCCTCTTGTATCGTCATCAAATACACCTTCTTCGGTTAGTTTAGGTTTCACGACTTCTTGTATTACAACCTCTTCGGGTTCATCGCCACCAATAACATCAGGTAAAAAATCCATTATATCTTAATAGAGATAATAAAAATTGATAGAAAATTGTTAAAAAATATGAGTGAGTTTTCTGTTGTTTCTGTTAAATCTTAAATCAAACTTCCTGTCCTTTTAAATAGTGGAGTAATACTTTGCTGGAAGTGTAAACATATCACAGTTTTCCCCGTGATACCCCTATCAGCAAGACGCTCCATGCTATCACACAAGGATAGGTGAAGTTCATTAAGAGACAAAGGTTCAGAATTATTGAGTTTCACATAAGTCCGTTGATGTGGTTCATAATATAATGCTGTACCACTTTCACGATTACTTGTATCGAACCTCGGGACTTGATATAAGATACGACTAGGTCGCCCCGTCCCCGAGTTAAATGTTGTTTGTGTGAAATTATCAAGACGAACGAAACAACTAGATCTATCCATCAAGTTCGGGACATCATCACTTGCAAATGTCTTTACAGTCAACTCCTTAGCACTTTTGAGAATTGCTCGTGAATGTCCCAATTTACCTTGCATGTTTGCTCTTCTCGTATCTTTATAATGAGGAGCACCATCACCTAGAAGCGTGATGAAACGATAATCTTCATATTGCCTTGGAACAGTAGAACTCATATTGTTCTGCACATAGTCATTGTCTACATCCCACATAAACTGATTGTATCGTGTATCCACATCAACAGCATATTGGGGAGTTCCATTCTGTATCATACGGGCATACCAATTTCCCCTAGGATCTGAAACACTCAATTCCGTTTCTTTATGTTCCATCTTTCTACCGTCATATTTAGCAATATCAACATATCGATTCTTTGTTCTAATCATCACCTTTGGAGTCATACACCAAGTCGTAGTCGCTGATGCTTTCAAATAATTCTTTACAGTTCCGCTTCGGTCTATAGCATCCGTATATGAAGCAAGTACAACTGGAACATCGGCAAACACCTTCTCACCGCTTCCATCATCAGCACCACCTTCAAAACTGACGAGAGAAATAATCATTTCCTCTCCATCTAATTCAAATCTAAGAAGTGAAAACTTCGCCCAATTACGAGAAAGATTGTATCCATTAGTTCCACTTTGTACCACATCACCCACTCTCCAACGAGTATTACCAGCAAAGGCAGAACCATCACCATCATCGTAGTAAACCACCTCATTCATGGATATTGGTTTATTTTCATCCATTGTGATCGGATTTGGAACAGAATGACCGACCCTAAGGAAATATTCACCACTCACACCATTCAACTGCTCTCCATAGACAACATAATCATAGAAATCCTCAAATCTAGATAAGTCTCCACCTTCACAATAACCAACCATACCGACCTCATTTTTCATACCTCTTGATAGACCAATAGCGAAACCGGTATTGAGAGAATACTCATTTGTACCCGATGGATTAAATAATCCCGATAGATCTACTTCAAACAAACCTCGTTGATGAGAAAGGGGTCGTCTATTCAACCAACATACATTGTCATTTCTTTCATTGTTCGGGTTTTCCACTAAACACTTGACTTGCATTTGGGAATCATCAACAAGCGAAACCTCCATACTTCTGTCAACACCCGCTCCATTTATAGCATCACTTTTGAAACTCCAATCATCCGAAGCATATCCAAGGTCTTCTGTCAATATAGCGGTGATAACAATGACAGCACCGGTTCCACCTACTCCCACCGTATCGGCATCGGGAATCAAAGTATCACCAATTCTGTATCCTGATCCCCCGCCTGAGATTTCAACCGAATCAATCACACCTGCAGAACTGGTCGTGATATTAAGTGTTGCACCATCACCTAGACCACTGGTCGTGGTTTCACAATCAAGGAACTCTCCTTCCGCATCGTATCCGGTTCCTCCGTTTGTAAGTGTAGCAAGAGTAGGTTCACCGACTAAACCTATTCCCGCATCGCTCCTCATTTTGTATTTTAAATCAAAACCATTAAACTCTGAACCACTATGTCCGCCACTCGATGATGTTGTAGCAATAGTTCCGGGACTTGCTCCAGCATTGTCAACATCCGTTAAATCAGCATCGGGGTGTGGGAATCCAAGTCTCATACCTTCGGTCAATAATTCTGTATAGTCAGAAAGATTCACATATCTTGGTTCAGTATCAACATTGATATCAAGTAAACTACACATGATTGGAAATGATACAGTATCGATGACCTTTTCCACACTCACAGTTCCATCATCAGTTGCTTCACCGAAATACTGAAACCATATATCAGTAGGGTCAACACGGATTAAACCATCTTTGTTTATCTTGACAGATTGCACGGCAACCTCGCTGTTTGGAGGAAGTTGAACGGGATTCGTGAGATGATTACGGAAACGATATGGTGCTTGATCCAATGCACTTCTATCATACAAATTGACATCGTCTTTTTGATTGGAACAGATAACTAAACTCATTTATATTCTTAAGGAAGAAAATAAATATGTTGAAATAAAAATAAATTAAAATAAGTTTAAAAAAAAAGGTTCAAGTTTTTTATATTTCTCATACTATACAATGCCCCCGAAGAAACCAGTGAAACCAGTACCCGAACAGGACAAAACCCAATTCCCACTTAGTTCCGTAATGGAAGCAAAACCTAAACTGAAAACCAAAGACATCTTTGAAGATTCTAAGGCACGAGGACAAGAACGGATGAGAGTAAGTGCTTTACATAAGGAAGCATATCGTAAAAAGTTAGAAGAAAGGAAAAAGAACCCTAAACCTAAACAAAGGAAAGAAAAGATGAAGTAATCACTCCCATTCATCATCGTTGTCCCATTCATAATCATATTCTTGATGTTCGTTCCAGTTTTCTCGTGTCTTATCAATATCCGGTAATATCACATAGGTCAAACGAACCCCTGCTTTAGCATTGGGTCTTGTCTCAACATAGAGATCACCCAAACAATTCTTTTTCAATTCTCTGTAAAATGCTTCACGACTGAACTTTCTGCCGTCTGCAGATTGTTGATTGTAAACATCGAACAGATAATCTTTGTAATACATGACACGCTCCTCGCCTGTCTTCTTATTCTTTTTCTGACAAGCACCATATTCTACACCATATCCACATTCTTCTTTCTCGGGCACTTCATTCCAAGGACAGAAACCATCCTTGTGGTCCTTGTCTGTGAAACCACCATCTTTGAGTGTTTGATGAAACCAAACCTTCACAGAGTTCCAGTTCCTCTCAACTTGTTCTTGGAGTAGGTCAGTTTTCTTGAAGATACGAGGACAGAAATCACTGATATCCCGATTGTATAGGATATTAGCAAATGCCTCTGCTGGTGCATCCAATACCGGTTTGACATATTCTTTTGTTTTTTTATTCATTCTACCCGAGATCTTGTTGTGAAGTTCCAAGCAGTAATGCCTCCGATCATCTTCACTTGTACCAGCAAACCAATCATTGTTGGTTGTGATGATATAATTAGCATAATCATCAATCACATAGTTCTCCTTGTTTTTCTTATTGATGGTTTGTCGTCTCTCGGTAATCTTGTTCTTGACAACACCTTCCAGTGCTTTATCGCCACCCCAAAATGCTTCATCGAGATTGATAAGGATTTTACCTTCTAGTTGTCCGTTGAAATCACCGAACAGAAACTTAGCATTACTGTTTTGACAATAATGGTCGTCCCCGATGATTTGTCCTAGTTTCTCAAGGATGATACCTTTGCCTCCTCCTTGCTTCGATTTCAATGCTAGAAGAACGCCAGTCTTGATGTGTGGTTTCTGAATATAATGGGAGAACAGATTGAGAACATAGTTGTAGTGTTCTTCATTTCCTTTACACCATAATTCTTTGATATGGTCCAATATCGGTTGAGCGAGTTTCGGGTCATATCCATCAGCAACTTCCTTGCTGATATTGAAACCATTCCACAGGTTGAAAATGTCGGGATTGTTTTTCTGTTTCGGGTCGAACCCGATTGCACGAACTTCACGCCGTTCAATCCATTCACACCACACATTGAAAGGGTTGATTTTGATTTCTTTGGTCTTATCGTTTTCATCGGTGTATGTGTACGAAAACTTTTCCTTGTTGAAATGGTCCTTTGCTTTACTGGGTGTTTTCAGATACCAGCAAGGTTTCATGATATTCGTTCCATCTTCAAGTAAAACCGGTTTCTTATCGAGAATGATATAGTCGCCCGTCTCCTTCACAAAGATAAGTCGTTCATTCATTTCCTTCAACATCTTGGTCTTCTTGGATTTCAGGTCATCACCGCCGGACATGAATACAGATTGAAGTGTCATATTCTTTACAGGATTGACCTTCTCATAAAACTTTCGGAGAGTGGTGATACCAAGTTTGTTGGTTTTATCAGATATTCCGAAAGACTTCCATTTCTGTGCTGGGTTTCGTTTGGTTCCGTTTACATTATTATAGCAAGAATGAAACTTCTTAAACAATCCAAGACCCACTTCATCTCCGTTGGTTATGTTATGCAACGCCATACCGACAAACAAATAGTCATTGTATTCATCTAGGATTTCATCAACAGATATCGCTTCAATGATTCGGGCAACTTCACCAAGGTCGTATGTGGGTTTCTTGATGATTTCAACTTCAATCTCTTCATCTTCAAACTCTGCAATCTCTTCATCTTCTTCAACAACTTCCTCAACCGGTTTAGGTACTGGTGAAACAGGTGGAGAAAGGTTGATTGCTTTGAAGTCGGTGTTGCTCCATGAATTAGATTGGATCAAGTGATATTCGGGATTGTCAACATTATTGTATGGAACCTTTTGTCGGTTATCAGGGTCAAACTTGTATGAATAAAGAAGTCTCATGTTGCCTCCATCACGATACACAGATTTATCACAACCATCAAAGTCATAGAGTTTGTTGGTTTCATTGAACTCCCTCAATTGTTCCATCGTGGTTTCATATCCGTTGACAATGAAATGGAATGAGATAGCAAAACCGTTGATGGTGTATTTCTTCTTCTTCTTGGTTCCCGTTTTAACCTTGGGACCGTGAGATGTTGCAACAGAGATGTTTCCGTCGGGATATAATTGTGTGAGACGCTGGGTCCATTCCTCTAGAAGAGAAACTTTGAGTTTCTCATGTTCTGCTTCATCTTCCGTAAATATATCAATGTCATAGAATGGTTTAATCTTGGACTGGTAGTCAGTCCATTCATACAACCATCGCTTCTTACCGGGTGTCATTACTTTCAAGATGTCGTGTTGTTGTGCTTGTTGAGGATTCAGTTTAGCATTGAAACTGCTTTGACCCTTGAAGTTTTTTAGTGAAATGAGTTGGTCTTCCACGATTTCTTCTTCTTCATCAGTATCAATGAGAAGGCACTCTGTTTCGATTTTTATGATTGATTGATTGATTGCTTGACTTAATGCTGTTTTTAATCTGAAATGAAGTTTCTCTGATTTATCCTTAATATCAATCCATTTGTATTCTAACACATTATCTTCTTTAGATATATCAACATCGGGTTCAGTGTCTACTTCATAAATGTATGTTCTGAACTTTTTCACATCAACGAAACCTTTTTCAGTATAACCATCGTCATCTAGATTGATTCCGATTTCCTCAAACACTTCTCTTTTTGCTGTATCTTTGGGGGTTTCATCACCGTCTTTTTTCCCCCCTGATTGTATCCAAGCATCTTTGTATTTGGTCTCTTTGAGTACCAGCATTTTTCCATTGTGAATGATAATTGACCCCGATGCTTTAATGTCTTCCATATTATCGTCAAGATTTTTTTCTGGAGATTTTACTTTAAGGATTTCTGCCTTTTTAATCAATTTGATTTCATGCTGTCTTACCCTTGTTTGGGTGTTGCCGTTTTTATCTACAAGATTGTATCTCATACGAGGCATATAAGTATTTGGATCTTCTTCACCATAGATGACCTTGGTGATTGTGTATTCGAATATTCCACGGGCAACTGTGTCTCCTGTATTGTAATCAACTGTATTCATTTTGTCTGTTCTATTAAATATACATATTGAATTGTTTTTAAGTCCTTTTTTGTCTGTTCCCATTATATAATAACTTAGATAATAATTTTGAGGAAATTGACCGCATCAACGAAAAACCGTCAAGGGTAAATCCTGAAAAATATTCAAGAAAAAGTATGTGTTAAATATAGAAGTTTTTGGGAGATTTACCCTTGACGGAAATACTTGAAGTATCCATCAAAATTGTTTAAAAAACCCGATAATTTAAATAGTTGGATTATTGCATCACATTGATATTTGCTCCCTCAATCTGTAAGGTCTTCGTGTGAGAGATGAAATGTTTCCAAAGCATATTCTTCTCAGGTTGAGTTGCCTCTTCGTAGCGACACACTAGTCGGATATCTTTTCCACGACCATCATATATGGTATTATCATCAAGGGTCAAAGCACGACCGATCAAGAAGTTAGACTTGAATGACGAGAAGCATCGGGCAACCATTCCGTGAGATTGATTGATGGATTTTTCTAGTTCAATGATGTGGTCCATATTCATACCTTTATCTTTGCTTGCCGATTTATTTGTGTTGCATTTCCGTGAGGGCGTTATTTTTTGGTCGACAACGTAATTATATGAACTCATATTGTTCCCGATACCACTTACACCACTTCTATCAGAGAAATGGTTTATGCCCTGTGTAGTACTCTTAGGGTTGAACTCTAATGTATCAATCAAGTAAGTTGAATCACTATCCACATTCTCCGCCATGGTGTAAATCTTGTCATTATCCGTAGGCATTGAAATGATTGATCTTGCTTTAGCATGTTCGCAAGGAATAGAGAGTGCAGTTTGTAGTTCACCCTTCGTTGCTGAACCAATCACACAAGCAACCGAGGGAACATCATATAATATCTGACCGCCCGATTTCATCTTCTTGATTACCGATTGTTCGTATCCGGGGACTTCTAGTTGTCTGACAACGAGACGAACTTTTGAAAGTTTATATTTCGGAGTTGCTAATGCTCCTTGTTTAGCAACAAGCACCCATTCCGGAATAGAGACCACACTCTCAACTTCAATCTTAGCACCACCATCAATCCCACCAATAGGAGAAAGAGTGATGACATTATCCTTTGAATATCCCGAACCGGGTGAGACCACAACAACATCTACTACAGCACCAGCACCGTTGGTGTATACATTGAAGGTTGCCCCCGTTCCACCCGCTGGAGTAGTCGCTCCCGCTTGAGTTATACCAGTAAACTGAGAATTGGGAGCGTATCCCGTACCGGCGGTTTCAACAGATACCGTATCAGCACCCGCAAGAGTGGTGGTGATATCCACACTTGGTTGACAAGAAGCAAAACCATACTTAACGGGGTGATCGATACCAGCACCGCCACCATCTTGAATGCTAGAAACAACAAGGTCGGGAGTGAATGTTGCCGTCGCCCCACTGGTGAGGTTCACACATTCAAGTTCTTGACCGATCTGAAATGGTGAATGCTGGGGATTGAGTTGTGAGTTTTGCCCTGTGGTAAAAAGTTGAGTTGAGTTGGTACCACCAATTGTGTTGACAGTGATTTGACAATCCGTTGTAGCACTCCCAACATTAGCACAAGTGAGAACATCTGATGCTGTATATCCAATTCCCGGTTGATTGATAGCAATGGTTGTGATAACTCCCGAACCGTCGCTTGTAATATCGAAGGTTGCCCCTGATCCGGTTCCCCCAGTAGTAGCAACATTGGTGAAAGGTGTGGAGACAGTATAACCAGCACCGGCGACAGATAAAGTGGAGGTAGCAACCGCTGAAGTTCCCGCCCATCCACCACCAGCAGTATCTACACCATAGAATACTGGGTTGAGTGCAAGTCGCCTCACCGATGCCGTGCTGTCAAGGACACGAAGGACCCGGGCATTAGATTCACAAGTGAACTCAATGTAAGTCCCGTTCAAAAGAACATTCGGGACTGCCTTGGAGTTATTAGCAAACATTCCCATATGGATGGGAAGCGATACAGATGCTTTGATGAAACCCGGTTTATTTGAATCATCCAGTGTGGTCGTAGGTGCTTGTTCCCTGTTTGCTTGTTCCATAAAAGGTGAAAACATCTGATTTGCTTGAACCGACTTAGAAGTTCCAAGAGTACCACGAGAAGAAGGCAACCATTCACCACAACCTTCAACAACAGCACGACGAGACCTCATAGAATCATTTGTATCATACGAATACTTAACCGAAACAAACGAAGAATAATGATCTAAAGTTTCGATTACTTGGGTTCTATTTCCAGCGTACACAACACACTTGGAGAATAATCCGTTCGCCCCGGTAATACTGTCAAGAACTAGTTTGGTGGGAAGTTCAGTTGCAGAACTTGTGTCGTGTTCGATAAGAACATCAAAGTTCAAGGTTGTATCCTTTCCGGAATACAGAGAAACACTTGGAGGAATAAAAATCCCAACAACTTGATTCTCTTCAAACTCATCAGCACCTTCACACTTGATCTCAATATCACTTTGCTTGATATTCACTTTGTCTCCAACGCTCCAGTAAGTTCCGCTCATTTTATATTAAACTTAAATATAAAAAATTAAAAAAAGAAAAAGTTAAAAAAAGAATAGAGAAAATCACCATAAACGCCACCCGGTTTCAATGGGTTCTTCGGTCTTTGCTTTGTCTTCACGGACTTTCCGTTCAGCATCAAGTCTTAATTTGATATATTGAATATCCTTCTGCATTTGGGTTGTTTGAGTTAGAAGTCCCTTTAAAGAAAGGTGAATGTCTTCTAATATATCAATGTTCTTTTTCCGTTGAGAATGTTTATCCATATATATGATTGATTGAGATTTTAAAATGTATCTGAAAAAAACAAAATCTCCTTATAACTTAATATGGACGCTATGGACCTGAAAACACCAAGGAGTTTACCCGATTCAAAAATAGACAATTGGTCGGATGAAATAGAGGAATTATTGTCTGAATGGGGAGAGATAGGTTTATGCTATTCATGGTTGCACGATTATTCAGAACGTAAATACAAGAGGAAATATCACAACATATCCATACCAATCATTGTGATATCCACTTTGACAGGAACCGCCAATTTTGGAATGGATTCGTATGTACCACAAGAAAGCAAATCAACTGCAACTGCTATTGTTGGAGGATTCAACATTGCTTGTGGAATACTTGGTACGCTTCTCAGTTTCCTTAAGTATGCTGAAATATATGAAAATCATAGAATCTCGTGTGTGAGTTGGTCTAAGTTTGCTCGTAATATTCAAATAGAACTAGCATTGAAAGATAGTAAAAGGAAAAATTGTCGGGATTTCTTGAAAGTATCTCGTGCCGAATATGACCGATTACTTGAATCATCACCGAATATCGATAGGGATATCATTGCTATATTCAACAAGAAGTTTCATGCTGACTATCCCAATGTTAGAAAACCAATCATTTGTAATGGATTAAAAGAGGTAATTATCTATAAAAGTGAAGAGGAAGAAGAACCTCAACCTGAACCCGAAGCAACAACGAATCCATGATTGGTGAGAATCTCAACCTTCTCGGGATATTTCTTAATGTATTGATCTACCTTGTTATTCTTTCGGTAATAATAGAACAAACTTTTACATTGGTTTAATTCTTTATTTGATTCATAGTTGGTTTTCTTGATATCTTTGTAATGTGCTTGATAGTGTGCTTTTGCTCTTGCACGATTTTGTTGAACGAAATTAGGATCATTCTTTTTCCTTTCATACTTTGCTTTGTCTCTATCTTGTCGTTTCTTGTATGCTTCGATAATTCTCTTGATCTTGTCATTGTCAAAAATCTCGTTATTATCCATTGTATATTATATAATAGATAATAATATTCTTTTAAATGAATATATCCGCATCGAAACCCGTCAAGGGTAAATGTGTGAAAATATTCAATATAACACATACTCTTTTTCTTGAACTTTTTAAGAGATTTACCCTTGACGGTTTTTTAAAAGTTTAAACTTAAGAATTAAAATCTTAAAGAATGTATAAATGGAAGTCAAAAATCTCCCCGAAACTATCAAGAAAGCAAGACCCTCTATCAAGGACACCACACTCAAATCGTACATAGCAAACCTCACTAAATTGAAAAAGTTGTTTGATACAGACAATTACGACTTCTTAAAGGATATAGATGCAGTCTTGGAAAAGATAGGAGACAAACATTTCACAACAGTTCGAAACTACTTGAATGCTATCATAGTTCTTTTAATGGCGTTGAATCATGAAGAGAAATATGACAAACTTCTCAAAATATATATTGATAAGCGAGACACACTTAATAAGAGATACGAGGACGAGAATACTGCAACGAATAAGATTTCTGAGAAACAAGCACCCAACTTCATTCCCTATGAAGATTTAGTCAAGATGATTAACAAGATGGGAGATGATTTGAAAGGTTTTAAAAAGAAGCAATTGACACCAAAGGACAAGATGCTACTTCAAATATATATCATCTATCAAATCCACATTCGTCTACCAATGAGGAATGATCTTGCAGAGATGGAAGCAATCACGAAACGAGCATATAATAAATTAAGTGTAGAAGATAAGAAAGCAAAGAACTACTTGGTTGTTGAGAAAACGAAGATGTTTATGGTTCTCAATAAGTTCAAGACAAGTTCCAAATATGAGGAGTTAAAGTTCGATGTACCCAAAGACTTGGAGAAACTAATTCGGTCATATATAAGAATCAACGGACTTGGTGTGATGTTTAAATCAAGCACAGGAAAAACATTATCAAGAAATCAAATCAGTCAGTTGCTGATTAAATATTCAAAAAAATATATCGGTAAGAGTGTATCGACGACGATGTTAAGAAAAATAGTATTGAGTCATAAGTTCGGAGATATGGTGAAAGAACAACAAGCAATGTCAGATATCACCGGACATTCAGTAGAAACCATGAATAAGGTTTACATCAAAGAGGGGAGTGAATCCAAATCATAAAGGTCCTTGTCTAATTTACAAGGTAGTCGTTTATTACAACTACCATTCTTTAATATGTGGAGACCCTCACGGATTTCAAGTTCGTGTTTATTATCACAAGGGTAATCCTCAATCTTTTTCATTTCATAGTTATCATTGAATAGAACTTCAAATGATGAACGATATGCTCTTGGTTTGTTTCCATTGATTCCCATATATCCTCGCAAGTCTGTCAGATGTTTACCCAATCGGACATTCATGGGTTCTATTGATGAACCGATGTAAATCAATCCAGTTGTGTTGCACTTGATAGAGTAGATGTAGGATCCTAAGTATTTAGTCATTTATATATAACATAGATAAAAAATATGCAATAATTATCCGCACGGTCATTTTCTCAGAATTAAAATCTATGTATAGTTATAAATGAGTTTTGATTCCCCAATGTTCGAGTATGAAGAAATGATTGATATGTACCAAGAGATTTGTTTGCTTCTAGAAGACAGAGAAGATTTACTACAAGTATTCAAGAATCTAATCAACAACGATGACTTGAATTATGAAACAGAAACATCGAGTGAAGAAGAAGAATATTCAGATAGTGAAGTATGTGATGAAACAATACAAGTCAATACAGACGATAATGGGTTTCATTCATTGCTTTAAGTAGTAATAATCTTAAATTATACCTATTATTCATATAAAACACCCTTTAAAACTTGAATTATTACTAAAAAGCACTTAAAAAAAACATAAATCAATTGATTTATTCTTTAAATACCATAATAATTGACATAATAACAGATTTAAAGACATATAAAGAGAATAAAGTAAGATTTATACAATGAAAAAGACAAAATACATCACATTTCATTATAAGAACCTCTTGATTTCTAAATACAAGACACGATATCCCGATGATATCATGGAACTTGGTAATCAACTTATAATGAGTGGATTGAAAAACAATAGGAAACTACAACAGCAGATACCAATCATGAAAGGATATCTAGATATATTCCATTATCGAAGACTCAATAAACTTAAAGTATCAAGTGAAGATCACAGACATTTTGTCGGATGCTTTCTTGGTTTAATGAAACTTAATCAATTACTTGAAGATGATGCAACTGGTTTCATCATTACAAAGACTTAATCCTTTCATCTTTTAACAAATCTTTATTCTTCAATATGTACTGAATAACTGATTCTCTTTTTTTATCTTTTGACTGTTTCTTTTCAGCATCAGTTTTCTTCGGTGCCTTCTCCGGCATCTTGATTGTCTTTGGAACCTTCTTTACTTTCTGTTTCAATTTCAATTCCAACTTCTGTTCTTTATGATTGATATTGTATCCTGCTTTCTCGATCGCTTGGATTACTTGAGGTCGGGTCATACCTTTTGTATTTATAGACATGAGTTCGTCATATTTCTTGACTAATCTTTTTAGTTCACCAAGGTTCAACTCTCCATTCTTCAAAGGCATTGTATAGGTTATATGAAGATTTTTTTTTTCTTTGTTTAAATTATAAATGATTATCCACAAATCCCACAGCAAGAATGAGATTTGTAAACTGATTGACCTTTTAGGAATATCAATCAATAATCCTAAACAATACAGGAAAGTGGAATTGTCTGCATTGTTCCTTCATGAATTGGGTGAACTTGATTTCATCAAACCTAGTTTGTATTTACCTTTCACAAATGTGATTGAGTTGAAACATTACTTGACTAATTCAAATCCTAATAAATTATTGACTATCAAGAAGAAAGGGGAGGTCATTCATATCTGTAAGAAGATCAAGCACTTCTGCCGAAACAACTACAGTATTGAGTTGACGGATTATGCTAATATAGAGGATCTTTACAAAGACGCCCGATATATTCAGAAGTACGGAGGAGTTCCCTCGGTTCGTAAGTCTTTGAAAGAACTTAATCAATATCCACATAAACCGGAGACGATAGATCCACAAATCCCCGAGCATGTTATCAAAGAGTTAGAAATTAAACAGAAACTCAAAGCACAGAACAAGTTTCAGTTTAAAGTTTCAAAAGGAGAGTTCTTTGTTTCCTTTGACTAAAAAACCGTCAAGGGTAAATCTCTCGAAAAGTTTATAAAAAAGAGTATGTGTTATATTGAATATTTTCCAACATTTACCCTTGACGGGTTTTACTTGGATGAAGATTTCTTGATATCGTTATGTGCTTTTTGTAATGTCATACCTTTCCTCATACGACCCATCATCTTCATTCGATGGGATTTCATTTCAGAAGCACTCATACCTGCTTTCTGCATTTTTACCATGTGTTTCTTCAAGTCTCCTTTTTGTTTATCAGACATTTTGCCGGTACTTTTCCGTGCTTTCTTCTCGGGTGCTTTCTTCTCGGGTGCTGGTGCTGGTTCATCGGGCATTTCTTCATAACTTGACATTTATATTGTATGAATTATTTTTTTTTTACTTTTTTTTATTCAAAAGTTTCTCAAACTCTGCAACAATGTTGTATCTTGAGAGATTGTCTGCTTTTGTAATCTTGTAGATAACTGCTGAACCTTCATCGAGCAATGATAGTGTTCCATCGGGATCCATTATTGCTGTTGTGATACTACTGAAACTTGTGGGTTCCGTAATCATATATGTATCAGCAGATCCTTCCATTTGGATATAATCTTTATCGGCATTGATCTTGTTTATAACGGATATCACTGGAAGACTTAAACCCGAATTAGGTCCACCAATATATTTCTGAGGTGTTATGATATCACTTCTTATTGTCATATATGGAAACAATGCAACTCTTGGAAGAGAGTTTGCTTCAATCACAATTGATTCTGTTGCTATAACAACCGGGGGAAGATATAACCATTCTAAAGGTTTGCTGATGAATCCCGTATCTGCTAGGTTATACACTCTCGGTGCTTCTGCTGGGTCATCACCCACCACATCCATCCCTACGATATTCACTTTCAAAGCATAAGGCATTTGTGTATTGTATTGTACTGCTCCATATTCATTCATAACATAAAGGTTTGTATCAGTACCTTTTGGGCGACTATTTGTTGAAGGGAAAGACAAACTTTCCACATTCCTATTCGAAACTCTTGCCGATGAATTATTATTTGAATCAACAACCTCGGGATTAAATTGTTCGTATGAAAAACCTAGAATACCCAGCAATGACCGGTTCCATGCTTCTTCTTGACTTAATTGGAAATCATCAGAATTGATCCTCACAGTTTTCCCGAAATCCACAGCAACACCACATTGTGAATCATATATCTTCCAAGGGACGAAATTGTTATTCATTGGATTCAATTCTACTCGTCCTTTTGTTTCTCCTTGATTAAAAGAATCAAGAACCCCCGTCTGTACTATGTAAGGGGCGAGGTCATTATTCCACACCCATTTGTAAGGTCTTGGATTTACTTTGTAAACTTCTTTCCCTGCATTAGTATTGATATCAACGCTTGTCTGAGCGGTTGGGACTTCATTGCCGTCTGCCTTTACAAACTTGAAATCAGTTGACCCGGCATCCTCGGGATTTCCTTCAAATATCGGATTGTGTAAATATTCCCAACCAAAACGATTACTGACTTCATCATAATTACAAGCAATATTGTTTGTCCCTATATAACTTTGATCTATCATTGAAGAGATATCTATATCAGGATTATCATTATAAAAGTTTCCCGACACGGGTGCCGATGCTGTTGAAACACCATCAAAACTGTTTATTGCTAAACCATCTTGTTGTATCATAAACAGATTACCCCAAGAAGTGAAATGATGATCCCAACCTATGATAGTGATACCACCAAAACGATCATTATCACCCGTTAAGGTTGGTGATATATTACCGGGGTCCCATACTGAAACTCTGTCGGGTGAGTATGCCGTAGTATTGTCAAAAGGTTGCATACCGCCACGATTGATGAATGCTTCGGGACGAATACCATTCACCAATTCCGGATGAAGTGTAATGAAATCGTGAATATCTGAAGGATCCGTCTGATTCGCTACTCTTGTTTTTGTAGCGAAACCATAAGAGAGTCGGGTTTCATCTGTACCCGTAGTTTCAATATTTCTCAACTCGGGCATATAACGGAAAAACACGGGCATAGACCTATGGTCGGCATCAAATGTCCTTCGTACTGGTCCACCCAGTCCGTTGTCATAAGTCTTCTGTGCATATCCATCATCCCCCAAGATATCAAAACCATTGCTCCCATCATAGGCGGGAATGGGAACGGTTGTATTGGTGTTGGTATTATACCGATTCATATGGAGGAATCTGCTGTTTGTTATTCTAGCGGGTGTCCCATATTTTAAATCACCAAACTTCTCCGCCGGTGTTGAACCATCGGGGTTGTAGTCGGGATATTGTAGATTCATAAATGGTCGGTTTTCATTAAACTCTTTTGTATCATCATAAAACAATTCGGGATATTTACCCTGAGCGTCGAACAATTCAGATAATAGTTTCAAGTTTTCCTCTGTATAAACCCAACCCGTAATGATCGGATCTGTTGTATTATTGAATATTCGGTCTGTATATTTGATTTCATTACGGATAAAGTTCGGCATTACACTGCCAAAAGGTTGTAAACTATTGTCATTGGGTTGCCTTGGATTATCCGGTGGGGACAATAATTGTCCCGATGGTAAACAGACATATCCCATACTATTGTTTATTTTTGTTCCCGCTTCATACAAGTCGGGTCTTTTGATTAAAATATTGTGATGTGCTTTCCAAAAGTCAAATGCATCATCTTGAACCTCGGTGGTAATGTCTACAAAATAGTTCGCTCCTCCTTTAAGTGTTGATGATACTATTGGTTTATAAAATCCAGTCTCCACATTTGTTGTGTAATTAGTTGTACCCTGCGGACTCTTACTTGAAACCCCCGGGGCGTTCTGTGTTGTTTGAAAATATGGACTATCTTTTGACTGCTCTTGACATTGGTTTGTGATTTGCTGTGAAATACTCACGGGGGTCGAATACCCTTTGTCTACAACAATGTGGTTCACATCTCTTCTTCTAATATATGGAAACAACGCAGGACTTCGTGCTGGTAATCTTGTATATTGAACCGGGAAATCATCGGGCAGTGTTTCTGTGTCAAGATTGTTAAACCATTTACTACCAGTTATTTTCACGGTTGTTCCATCTTTTTGTAAAAAATTATAGAAGGGTACTATTTCACCGGCACTTCCTGTTTCGGGGTTCGGTTCGATAGCAACGGGTTGTTGCAACCAATCATATTCTCTCTCAAATAGGAAGAATCTAGAACCATCATGTTTGGGTTTGAATGAAGAGAAATCATTGGTGCTCTCTCTCTTATTGTTGGGGTCTATTGTATCAACAAAGAACTCTTTTGTTTCTTTTATTTGAGGTTGTGGGTTTGCTCCATTATTTGGTCCATAAGTTATTCCTTGACCTACGAAGTGATAGTCCGCCATCAACATACCTCTCAAAAGACCATTCTGAATATTCTGCATCAATCCCGATGCTATACTTAAATCCGGTTGATATCTACATATTCCCGAACATAAACCTTTCTCATAAGCGATCTCTGATACAGCACTTATTGTGAGAACCATACCCGACCCTCCCCCAATTATAGAGTCCTCAATTGCTATTGTATCTCCTACTCGATATCCCGCCCCTCCTGTGATAGCGGTTAGTGTGTGTAAATGGTTGCCCGCTATGGTTATCGTGAAAGATACTCCATCTCCTGTCCCCGAAAGAGTTTTAATGTCTCCGCTAGTTAGTACCTTATTCGCCTGATTTGTATATCCCGTTCCGGGATTGGTGATTGCTATTGTCGTAGGTGTTCCAAATGAAACCAAATCCCAATCAAAATCACATCTCTCCCAGTATTGTGTGTTTTTATTCTCATAACTATAAACATTCCTCACCGTTGGATCTGTACTTATGAGACCATCATTTCGTTTAAACATTCTCGGTAAAAATGTATAGTTTCCTCCATCAGCATTCCGGTAGTATTCTGTCTCCAAATACATCTCATTATCTTTGATATCTTTGTTTACTTCTTCGTTGAATATTTGCTTGAATGCT